GAAAGATTAAGAGAACAAAATGCGGCTCGAGCAGAAGAATTAAGAGAAGAACAAAAGGCTTATGAAGCAGAAATTAAACAGCAATATGAAGAAGGTAAAATTTCAGAAGCTCAATATAAAACGCTTATAAGTACAGAAACTCAACACGCGGAGGAGCCGATGTACGGGCCTGCACCCCAGGTTAGTAATAATCCTTACAATGAAAATAATTTTATGAGTGAGGATGAATTAATTGACCCAGCCGCGGAATTAACTACTGAAGATAAAATGTATCTTGCTATGAAGTGGGGTAGATTATATAAACCAAATGAATGGGTTGAATTAGAGCGAAAATATAATGAAATGATGAACTCATTTGATATTCAAGACTCTGATACAACAGGTACACTTATTCTTATTTGTAAGACTTATTTAAAAATGAATCAAGCGATTGATTGCGGAGATGTATCTGGATATAATACTCTTTCAAGAGTTTATGATACTTTGCGTAAATCTGCTAAGTTTACTGCGGCTCAAAATAAGGAATCTAAGAATGATTATGTTGATTCTGTAGGAGAATTAGTTGCGATATGTGAGCGTGAGGGCTTCATTTCGCGTTATGCGACTGATATTCCGCAAGATAAAGTTGATATTACTTTAAAGGATATGAATAATTATGTTCGTAAATTAGTTACTCAAGATTTAGGTTTTGGTCAACAAATTGAAGATTCTATCAAGAAACTACAAATTCAAAAGGAAATGCGTGAGCAAGAAGATGATTTTGATTTTGAAGAAGATGACGTAGATGGATTAAAAGATAAAGATTATGAAGAATATTTTGAAGAAATTAATGAACAAAAGCAAAAAGATATTAAAATAATGTATGGAGAATCAGAGGAGGAAAATTAAATGGCTTTAAAAGATTTAATGGAACTCTCTGAAGCTAAGAATGTAAAAAAGGTTGGATTATCTGAAGAGCGTATTCAGGCGCAAGTTCCAGTATTACGACAATATATAGCTTTTTGGCGTGAATATCCAGATATTTTTGTAGATTTTTTATGTGGAGATAATCCTGAGAATTTTCAATTATATTTTTATCAAAGAATATTTTTAAGAGCGGTAATGCGACATAGATACGCATATGCCACATTCCCTCGTGCGTATTCTAAATCATTCTTATCTGTTTTAATTCTTATGATAAGATGTGTATTGTATCCTGGTAGTCACTTATTCGTTACTACTGGCGGTAAGGAACAGGCTGCGGGAATTGCAAAAGAGAAAGTAGAAGAATTATGCAAATTAATTCCAGGTTTAAAGAATGAAATAGATTGGAGTCGAGGTGCATCTAAATCTTCTAAAGATAATGTTGAGTATTTATTTAAAAACAAAAGCAAACTTGATATTATGGCGGCTAGACAATCTTCTCGTGGTAAGCGTGCTACTGGAGGATTAGTTGAGGAGTGTATCCTTGTAGACCAAACTATGTTGAATGAAGTAATTATTCCGACTATGAACGTTAACAGACGACTTCCTGATGGCTCTAGACATGAAGAAGAAGTAGTTAATAAGAGTCAAATTTTTGTAACTACTGCGGGTTGGAAAAATACATTTGCTTATGAAAAATTAATTCAAACTCTAATTCAAGAGATTATTGAACCAGATGAAGCGATTGTATTGGGCGGAACTTGGCGAGTTCCTGTTATGGAAAAATTATTACAGCGTAGTTTCATTGAAGAATTAAAACTTGATGGTACTTATAATGATGCATCATTTGCTCGTGAATATGAGTCTGAATGGAGCGGAGATGCGGAAAATGCATTCTTCTCATCTGAGCGTATTGATAAATATAGAGTATTATTACAACCAGAATATGAGTGGAGTGGACGAAGTTCTAAATCTGCTTATTATGTATTGGGAATTGACGTTGGTCGTAAAGGATGTACAACTGAGGTTTGTGTATTCAAAGTAACGCCGCAACCGCAAGGAAGTGCTTTAAAATCATTGGTTATGATTTATACTTTTGATGAAGAGCATTTTGAACAGCAGTCTATTAATATTAAAAAACTATATTATAAATATAAGGCAAGAGCTATTGCTATTGATGCTAATGGTCTTGGTATTGGTTTAATTGACTATATGGTTAAATCACAAGAAGATGTCGATGGTTCTTATTATCCTCCTTTTGGACCTATGAATGATGAAGAGGGATTTTATAAAAAGTTTAGAACAGATGATATGGAAAGAGATGCACTTTATTTAATTAAAGCAAATGCTCCAATTAATACAGAGGCTCATACTTATGTTCAAACACAACTTTTTAGCGGAAAGATTAAATTTTTGATTGACGAAAATCAGGCTAAGGCTAAATTAATGGGCACTAAGACAGGTCAAGCAATGGATGCTAATAAGAGAGCGGAATATTTAAAACCTTTTACTTTAACCACTATTTTAAGAGAACAAATGTTAAATTTAGTAGAAGAAAATGAAGGCGTTAATATTATTTTAAAGCAATCAACAAAAGGTATTAGAAAAGATAAATTTTCTGCTTTTGAATATGGATTATATTATATTAAACAAGAGGAAGAGAAATTAAAGCGTAGAAAACATCACAATATTAGTGATATGATGTTCTTTTCAACAAGGTAAATATAATGAGTGAAATAGATAGAGAGTTGGCTATTAGTAGAATGAAAGCGCTATTAAAAACTTCGCCAGTTGTTGATAGTGCTTTTGTTACTAGTTGCGGAAATGTAAGATTTCATTTAACAAATGGTAATGAAATTGAAATTGATTTAAAAGATATGGTCAAAAGTTATCAAGAGAATTGGTGATTTTTTAAAATATTAGTGTATTAAGGAGGCAGAAAATGCGAGCTAGTAGAGGAGAAATTAAGATAGAAGAAATTTTATCCGAAGCAGGTTTAAATTTCAAAGAAGAATATAGTTTTCCTGGACTTGTGAGTACTAATGGAAGAGCTCTTCGATTCGACTTTGCTGTCTTTGATGATAATGATGAATTAGATTTTTTAATAGAATATCAAGGTATTCAGCACTATGAAGCTAAAAGTAAATTTGGCGGAATGTCTGGATTGCGGAAGCAGCAGTTTAATGATATGCAAAAGCGAGAGTATTGTCAGAAACATGGAATTACTCTTATTGCAATTCCATACTGGGATGAAGCTAAAATAGATTATGATTATATCATGCGCGCGGCTGGCTATTAATTTATTTAATTTTAAATAAAGTTGACAAAGTTCTAAATTTTTGGTATAATATCATTAGAAAGGTTGGGTATTATCTTGATTAATAGAAGAGAAGAGATTAAGAAAAAGGGTTTTAGCATGAATGCTAATGTATCCTCTATTGTAGAAGATGACATATATTCAACTCCTCGTGATATGGTCGATTTTTCAAAGATAAAGATTGGAGTCAAGTCTTTAGATAATGCTATTTTAGAGGCAGATAATTACAAGCGTCTTAATCCTAAATTAGGAGATAAGGCGGAAGTACTTAGAGCTATTATGAATGGCGATTATGAGACTATGAGAGATATATCTAATTTTTTCTATAAGACTAGTGGTATTTATTCACGATTATGTCGTTATATGGCTTATTTATATAGATATGATTGGTATATCACTCCATATGTAAACTCTGATAGTATAAAACAGGAAAAAATATTAGACGGATTTAATAAGGCATTAGTATATCTTGATAATTTTGAAGTAAAGCGATTTTTTGGTGAGGTTGCTTTAAAAGTTATTAAGAATGGCTGTTATTATGGATATTTAGTTCCTCAGGCTGATAAAATGGTAGTTCAGGAACTTCCGCCTAAATATTGTCGTTCTCGTTTTTCTGTGAACGGAAGACCTGCGGTTGAATTTAATATGAAATTTTTTGATGATACATTTAGAGATGCAAGCCAAAAAATGAGAATGTTAAATTTATTTCCACAAGAGTTTAAAAAAGGTTATGTTCTTTATAAAGAAGGGAAATTAAAGCCAGATTTTCAAGGCGATACTGCGGGATGGTATTTACTTGAAACTGAGAATTGTGTAAAGTTTAATCTTAATGATAATGATTATCCGGCATTTATATCTGTAATTCCCGCAATTATTGATTTGGATGAAGCTCAGGCTCTTGATAGAAAGAAAATGCAACAACAGTTGTTAAAAATTATTATTCAGAAGATGCCTATGGATAAAAATGGAGATTTGATTTTTGATGTCGATGAGGCACAGGCTTTACATAATAACGCAGTTAAAATGCTACAAAATGCTTTAGGTATTGATGTTTTAACTACTTTTGCAGATGTTGATGTTGCGGATATGGCTGATAAAAATACTACAACGACAACAGATGAATTATCAAAAGTAGAAAGAACAGTTTATAATGAGGCTGGTGTATCTCAAATGCAATTTAACACTGATGGTAATATTGCTCTTGAGAAATCTATTTTAAATGACGCTGCTCATATGTATAATTTATTATTACAATTTGAAGCGTTTTTAAATGATTTGTTAAAGCCTTTTAATAGAACACCTAAAAAGATTTATTATAAAGCACAGATTTTAACCACTACTATATATAATTATCAAGATATGGCTAAATTATATAAAGAACAAACTCAATTAGGATACTCTAAGATGTTACCTCAAATTGCTTTAGGTCAAAGTCAGAGTTCAATTCTTGCTAATGCTTATTTTGAGAATGATGTTCTTGATTTAGTAAATGTATTTATTCCACCTATGAGTAGTAATACTATGAACGCGGAAGCTCTCGCTAGTAGAAGTAAGAGTTCTAGTTCAAGTGGAAACGGGGAAGTAGGAAGAGACGAAAAACCTGATGATGAAAAAAGTGAGAAAACTATTCAGAATAGAGAATCGATGAATTAAAGGAGGATATGATTGATGTCAAGAATGAGTATTGCCACTATTGACAATCCAGAATTTATCAATCTACAACCTTTGGACATAAATCCTTTAATGTCTAAATGCGAAATTAAAGTATTATATGTAGGACAGAATAGAAATAGAAGTTTTATAACAAAAGAAGTTGCTACTGAAATGGCGAAAACCTTGCGTGGCGCTCCTATTGTGGGTTGGTATAGAGAAGATAAACAAGATTTCGCTGACCACGGAGAACGCATTACTTGTGATGCGGATGGAATTAAATTTGAATGTATGACAAGACCTTATGGTTTTGTTTCACCAGATTCAGAAGTGTGGTTTCAGAATTTTGAAGATACAGACGATTTTGGCAATAAAGTCGTTAGAGAATATTTAATGACCACTGGTTATTTATGGACAGGTCAATATGAAGAAGCAAAACTTGCTATTGAAGGTGACGGTCGTCCGCATTCTATGGAGTTGGATAATGACACTTTAGATGGAAAATGGTCACAAGACTTAAAAACAGGTATTGATTTTTTCATAATAAATGACGCGATATTCTCAAAATTATGTATTTTAGGTGAAGATGTAGAGCCTTGTTTTGAGGGTTCTAGCGTAACTAAACCAGAAGTAAGTAAGACATTTAGTAAAATTGATGATGATTTTAAAAACACATTATTTACTATGATGCAAGATTTAAAATTTGCGTTACAAGGAGGAAAAACAATGGCTAATGTAAATACTCAGGCTACTGTCGAAGAAAACGCTCAAGTAACAGCTCCAACAGGAGATTTTTCTGCTACTCAGGGCAAAGATGAACAAAATGTTAGTAATGAAAATCAAAATTTTACAGAAGGTTCATCTACTGAGAATGTAGCTGTAAATACAGATGCAAATTCTTCTACCGAATTTGAAAAGAAAGATGATAAGGAAGAAGAAAAGAAAGATACCTCTGATAATAGTGAAGGCAATGATGATGAAGATAAAGAAAAAGATAAGAAATATACTTTATTGGAAGAAAAATTCACAGCTTTAGAGCAGAAGTATTCTGCTATGGAGAAGGATTATCAGAGTCTTTTAGAATTTAAAAATAATGTTGATAATGAAAAGAAAGACGCTTTAATCAATAGTTTCTATATGCTTTCTGATGAAGATAAAAAGGAAGTTATTGATAATAAATCAAAGTATTCTTTGGAAGATATTGAAGCTAAACTTTCTGTAATTTGTTTCAGAAAGAAAGTTTCTTTTGAAGATACTAAAGAAACAGAGCAGAAAACTGAAACACAGAGTTCTGTTACAACATATTCATTAAATTCAGCAGTAGAGAATGATGTGCCAGCTTGGGTTCAGGCATGTCGCAACACTCAGAATAAAAATAAATAGGAGGACATATAGATGGCTGCAACAGTTATTAAGAGAATTGGTTATGGTCAAGTTGAACCAAACCATTTGTCTATGCAGAGAACTGGACAAATTCATGCACAGTTGCCTGCAGCTAAGGCTATTACTCAATTAGAGAATGGTCAGTTTGCTAAATATGACATTCCTAACGGTGAAGTTAATTTCACAGGCGTTGGCGAATGGTATATGGTTTTCAATGAAGTGAAGTTATATGGCGACACCTATAATGAAACTTATAAAGATTATGCTATGAAGGCTGATGCTTTCACAGATAAAGAAATGACACCAAGATTGGTTAAGATTAATATTGGTGATATTTATACGACTAATGCAGTAGGTGCTGCTGGTAAGTATAGAGAAGAATATGAAGGAATCGAATTGAAAGAAGGAGATGTATTAACTCCAGATGCAAGTGGATTCTTGAATATTGGTACTGGTGATTTTGAATTAACTGTAGTTAAAGTTTATACTATGGCAGATGGTCAGCCAGCTGTTAAGTTGATGAGAACTAAATAAGGAGGAGAACAGACATGACTTATAATGAGTTATTAGCATTAGGAAAAATTGTTGTTAATGCGAACCCTTCTGCTCCTACAGCTTACTCTTGGGGCGAAGATAAGTTCACATATACAACTTTAAATGAGACATTTTCTCAAGAATTGAATAAATTACATCAGGATAATCCAAAACAGGCTTACGCTCTTATGGAAGAAGTTATCAATGATGTATTACCTAAGAAAGTATTAGAGCAGTACGGACAGTTTGCTGAAATTAAGACTTTCGCTCAGGGTGACAAACCTGTATTCGTACAGAGAATTACTGAAGCTTCTCGTAGACGTGCTAAACAGTTCATCACTAAAGTTGGTTTAGCAGGTGCTTATGAAGTATTCAAGTTAGATGGTAAGAGTTACGAAGTAGCTACAAGCGCATTTGGTGGAGCTGCTAATATTCCTTTCGAGGAGTATCTTGATGGTAGAGTTCAGATGTCAGATGTTCTTGATATTGTACTTGAAACTTTAGATGAAAAGATTTATCTTGAAATCGAAAAGGCTTTGATTGCTTCTGTATCTAATTTACAGTCTGCTAATAAGCACACTGATAATAAATTTGATGAAGCTGCTATGGATAAGTTATTGGCAGTTGCTGATTCTTATGGTCAAGCTACAATTTATTGTACTTTTGATTTTGCTGCTACAATGTTACCTGCTGAAGGTTGGATTTCTGATGAAATGAGAAATACAAGATGGAACAATGGTTATCTTGGTAACTATAAAGGACATCGAGTTGTAGTATTACAGCAATCTTATGAGGATGAAACAAACAGTGTTAAGGTTATTGACCCTTCATACGCTTGGATTATTCCTGGTGGAGCTGAGAAACCTGTGAAAGTTGCTTTTGAAGGAACTGCTCACATGAGAGAAACTCAGAACGAAGACTGGTCAACTACTACACACATCTATCAGAAAGTCGGCGTAGGTGCCATGATTACTAATGATATTTGTGTATATCAGAACACTAGTTTGACAAAATAAATTTAATAATTCTATATTGTAAGAGGATTATTACACTGGGGATAATTCGCTTATCCCCAGTTTTTTTATAGGAGATAAAAGGAGATAAAATTATGTTGGAAGATAATACAATCGTTACTGTTACAAACAGAAATAATGGAAGTACTGGATATAGTATTCCAGAAATGAATGGACTAAGAAGAAATTTTGCTCCAGGTGAGAGTAAGAAAATTACAATGGATGAATTGAGAAAACTCTCTTATCAACCTGGCGGAGATTATTTGTTAAAGAATTATTTAATTATGTTTAATGAAGATGCGGTTTCCGAGCTTATTGGCGATGTTGAACCAGAGTATTACTATACAGATGCAGATATTCAGAATTTGTTAGTAAAAGGAACTGTTGACCAGCTTGATGACTGCTTAACTTTCGCTCCTAAAGGAGTAATTGAAGTTGTTAAGAATATGGCTGTTCAAATTAAACTTAATGATATG